TGAGATTCCGTCTCTCCAGGACCGTGTACCGGACGCGAACCGCTTCCCGTTCGGTCAGCCCGTGTACGACATGTACAACCGCCAGAACGTGACGAACAAGATGAACAATCTTCAGCCCATCGAACGCAAGAACGTGGGACCAGGCCTCGGCATCGATCCTAACGTACCTGCAGCCGGTGGGTTCCACAGCTTCTTCCGGGCGCTACCGACCAACATCAACGAGGAGCGCCTCACGACCATCGAGGGCCGCCCGGGCCCGGCGAGCGCATTCATCAAGAACGGTGGGACGGTCATCGGCGACATCACGCACCAGGCCAAGGACACCAAGGCGTGGAACCGCCCGCCGGCTCAGAACCGCGGTGAGGGTCAGGGTGGCGCTCTGACCGGCCCCGAGGGTCGCCCGGACTTTATCCGGTCGAAGCGCACGACGATCCGCCAAGAGACGGGCTCGCGCGAGGACACCCTGTCGAGTGGCCCGGGCAAGTACCACGTGTCGCAGCCGTACGCGACGGGTGGCGCCTACACGGACACGTCCCTGACCCGGTCGAGCGACAACCGAGGCAACGCGGACCGTGCGGGTGCCCCGGGGCGCATGAACGTGCGCATGGACGCCGTGAACCAGACTGGCGCGGCGACGAACCTACGTGCCGAGACGACGCCCTTCCCCGTGGCGGCGCCAGACGGTGGTCGCTTCCAGAATTATCAGCGTGCCGAGTTTGACCAGCTCAATGAGAAGAAGGGCACCCTCAACCCCCGTGCCACGGCCGAGTTCCTCGATGTGGCGATTCAGCAACTCGAGAAAAACCCGCTCGCCCAGCGTCCTCTGGCCACGTAAAAAAATATAGGCCAAATGTAAAATGAGCGGAGGCATCGTTCAGCTGGTCGCTACTGGTGCTCAGGACACGTGGCTGACGGGCAAGCCCGAGGTTTCTTTCTTCCGGTCCAACTACAAGCGCTACACGCACTACTCTTCCACGGTCGAGCGTCAGATTATCCAGGGTAACCCGATGGCTGGCGGTATCTCGACCGTTCGCTTCGAGAAGAAGGGTGACCTTCTGAGCTACGTGTACTTCACGGCGCGTGACTCTTCGGGTGTCGAGGTGGCCAACCAGAACTGGGCAACCGTGATCGACAAGGTTGAGCTGCTTATCGGTGGCCAGGTGATCGACACGCAGGATTTTGAGTACATGACCGACATCGAGCCGGTCACTGGCGCTCAGACTTTTTCGACGCGGTTCCTGAACCACTCGACGAGCAACGTGACTTCCCAGCGCAGCTCGTTCTTCCCCCTCAAGTTCTTCTTCTGCAAGGACTGGTCGGTTAGCCTACCCCTGATCGCTCTGCAGTTCCATGACGTGGAGCTGCGCGTCACGTGGGCGAGCGCCCTTCCGGCGCTGCAGTACCAGGCCTGGGCCAACTACGTGTACCTGGACCAGGGCGAGCGCGACTACTTTGCCAAGACGGCGCACGACTTGCTCATCACGCAGGTGACCCGTGTGAACGCCCTGAACCTGGCGTCCCAGGAGCTGGCGCTGGCGCACCCCATCAAGTTCATCGCGTTCCCGACCATCAGCTACGACCAGCGGTACTACGCGGGCACGGCCGCCAACCTGCAGCTCAAGGTGCAGATCAACGGCACGGACGCCTCGGAGTTCCGTGCGCTGCCGGCCTACGTGGACTCGCCTCAGTACTACAACACGCCCTTCGGCTACTCGCACAACAACGCGGTGGCCAACGTCGCCATCGTGAGCTATTGCCTGGACACGTCCAAGCTCCAGCCCACCGGCACCCTGAACTTCTCGCGCCTGGACACGTACCGTCTGGTCGTGCCCGCCGCGCTGACGGGTGGCGTGGCGGCGCTGTGCGGTGCCCCCAAGTACCTGTACGCCGTCAACTACAACGTGCTCCGTATCCAGAACGGGCTCGGGGGCCTGATGTACGCGAACTAAATGTGTTCATAATTATATGCCCGAAAACGTGAACACCCAGAACCTGTCGAGTAATCGGCGTTCCAAGCTTTTCAATATGTACAAGATGAGTTACGCCAAAATCGGAACGACTTTTAATACACCAAATGCCATGCTGAATTATTACCGACGCGCCCTTGTTTTTAAGAACGCAAATGGGACGAACAGGGCTGCAATCCTCTATTGGCCTAATCCAAAGGGTAAAAAGGTTGGCCTCGTCTTCGGGACCAACTCACAGTTTCAAAAGGCTGTGACCATTCCGGCGCTTGCAAATTTGCTCCGACAAAATGGTTGGTATGGAGAACTTTCTGATGCGCTCGAGCATCTCCTAAGGCGCGACTATAAGCTTGCGCCCATCACAAACAATGACATGGTACGCAGGTCGCTGGGAATCGCCAACCTGAAAGTTAACGCCAACGGATCTTATACGCGTAATATCCCGGGCGTGGGACTTCACACCAAGCGTTTGTATGGAAAACCCCGGGTGTGATTTTCTCCGCTGTCCTCAGGAGGGATGCAGCTCTGGCACTGGCTCTTGCTCCTCGGGCTCATATTTGCAATCACTTATGAGCCACGCACGGGAAATCTCGGGAAATATTTTGATTTTGAAATAGCAGAGGGCCGTCTCAATGACGACCCGGGGCCCACGCGAAAGGCACAAAGCCATAGCGATACCAGTGAGCTTGGTGAATGACACGCCCCACTTTCTGATCGTCCACGACAGGCGGTACAGGGAATGGACGTTCGTCACCGGCGGGTGTCGCCGCCGAGAGGTTTACAACCCACTTCGCTGTGCGGTTCGAGAACTCGAGGAGGAAACACGAGGCACGATCAATCTGAAACGGGGGTCATACTCCTATTTCAAATTCGTCACGGACACCCCAGAGCCGCGCGACGTGGAGGATGGCGTCGACGTGCTCAACCACTACCACGTGTACGTGTTCGACGTGCCCATGTCGGTGCTCGAGCACAAGCACATCATGCGCCGGTTCGCAGATGAAAAGGAGAAGATGGAGACGCATCTTGTGCCTTTCAGGAAGAACTATGACGAGAACGACGACTGCAACTTCGAGACGCTCGACTCGATCGCGCGCCGGCCGAACCTGTGGCCCATGATTCGGCAGCACGTGCTCCGGAACCCAGACTTTCACAGCGCCCTGAACGCTTCCAGCAGGACGCCGTTTAATTTACGCGTGTGAAAGCAAGCACGCATGAGTCCGCGTCACCCCAGGCACATCACGGTGAGTCGCCAGCGCTGGCCCGAGCGTTACTTTTCGGGTCTGAGCCGCGCGCTTCAGGTCGTGCGCGCCCGGGAGCTCCTGGCGCGCCGGCGCACCGCACACCCGAAACTGTCACGTTCGGACCGGGGCGTGAGCCGCCCCAAGAGTCGGTGGACCCAGCAGTTCCACAAGGTGTTCCCGGGCCTCAAGTTTGACAAGGGTGCGATAGCTCAACGAACCGGCATCTCGCGCCGCGCCCTCAATACGGTCTATGACCGGGGTCTAAAGGCTTGGAAGACGGGCGGGTCGCGCCCGGGGGCGACTGCGCAGCAATGGGCGATCGCGCGCCTGTACAAGTTCGTGCTAATCTCCAAGAAGCGCGCGCCTCGGGTGTGGTACGCGACCCGGTTCGACCCGGATGCCAATCTAAAGCATTAGGCCCCACTTAACTGTAATGGGAATCCAAGCCTCTATGATTTATCGTCCATTCATAACTGACGCGCACGTCGAGAACGCTTTGAGAATTGCCCAGACCAAACCGAAAAACACGGGTGAATATGTGAAATATCAGTCAAAGGCTGTTCGTCTCGTCAACTATAAAGTTCGGCAGAACCGAGAGGTTGTCGAGGCAAAGGATATCGAGGAAATACTTGATTCTATGTATCCGGGAGGGTCTTGGCGGGTGTGAACACTAGCTTGCGCCCTGAGCCTTGATAAAAATTCAAAACCAAAATTAATGACTCGGACCAAGGTTGAGTTTGCGACGATCCTCGCCAGCCTTCGCGGCGACGGCTCGGATCCTCAGAAGCTCGCTCAGGAGATGACCCTGCGCAAACTGTGCCACGAGATTGAGAAAATTGAGGAGGCGGCAGAGGCCCAGGTTCCCGTACCAACCGACGAAAAGCCCAAGGCCCAGGGTCCTCAGAAACGCACCCCGCTCAAGTCGTTGTGGTCTTTTCTCACCTTAGAGGATTCAGACGAGGAATAGACAATGGAAAAGTGGAGGGTCCCAAGCGGTCCTGGAACTCATGTTCTCATGGACGGTGGTATCCTCTCGGTACCGACCGAAGACACTCGAGAATTTTACCAGGTCTGTGTTGACCTCATAAATTCAGGAACAAAATTGTACGTGGTCGAGCAAAAGACGGAACATTTCAAGTTCTTTGTAGACTTGGATTACAAAGCTCCTGAAAAGTTGAGTGATCAGGATCTTTTGCAATTTTGTTCAATAATTGCAAAAACTGTAGGAACCTCGAGGTGTCTCGTGGCCCGGGCGAGGCCGCGGCCGGTGGCTGACGGTCTCGTCAAAACAGGGGTCCATATCCATTGGCCGGACTTGGTCGTCTCACGGACCGATGCTATGAATTTAAGATCAAAAATCCTTGTGGACCTGGGAGACGGACCATGGGACAAGATCATAGACGCGAGCGTCTACGGAGGCTCGGGACTCCGCATGCTTTGGTCACACAAGAAGCCTACGGGGGACCCGTACACGCCGTGGCGCGACCTAGCAAACCCGGACGTGCCCTTGCCCAAAGAACCGTCCGTCGAGCTCTTGGAGCTCTTTGCTGTACGAACCTCAGAGGCGCCGAAGAGCGCCGAGGTTCTGGCAGACGCAGGTCTTCTCGAAGAGCACATCAGGCGGTATGTCGAGGGGCAACGCAGGACCCGAATCAAAAAGGTCCAGCGCCACGACCATGACGGCTGGTACGCCCAAAGTGATTCACACTACTGCGAGCGCATCAGGGACCAGCACAAGTCGAATCATGTATGGTTTTCGATCCACGCAGGGTTCGTCTCGCAACGATGTTTCGACGAGGAGTGCGCCGAGTTTGAAGGCACGAAACATAAACTCTCACCCTCAATAATAGAACAACTCAACGATGTTGCTGTTGTGGGTAGTCCTACTCGCAGTTTTCTTGATGTTGTTTTTCCCAACGGGACGCAGTGCCGTCTTGTTTGAGGCGCGCGTGCACCCGTACTCGGGGCTGGACCCCAAGAGCTGGAGCGGGTTCCTTGAGTCGGTCCGGTTGTTTGACCGGCTCAAAGGAACTCCAGACCTCGACGGCGCCGCGAACGCTCTTTATGGGTCCCTCGAGCACATCAGGAACCTCGGGCTCGGTTCGGACTACCAGGAAGAGCTGGACGCAATCGCAACTGAGCTTGGTTACGATGGCGAACAGGTGATCAACGCGAATGCAATTTCAAAGGGACTTTACTTCTTTCCAAAGTACTTAAACGAGACGATTCCTATCAAAGAAGATGTCAGACGCGTCACCCGACTCCGTTCCGACACCTGAGCCCGCACCGCCCCGGACCCGTTCGGGGCGCGTGTCCAAGCCGCCGCAGCGTTACGAGCCCGTGGAGCAGGTCGAGGACGACTACGCCGACGACGACTACGATTCGGACGAGTCAGACGTATCTTCGGAGATTTCCTTCGAGGAGGATGAGAGCGAGGATGACGACGAAGACGATGCAGATGAAGATGGAAACCTCGATGGATTTGTCGTGGCAGATAAAAGCGAGAGTGACGTAAGTGACAGTGACGACGATGGAGAACCTGCCCTTCCTCAAGCCAAACGACCGCGAGCTGCGGTCACGAAACGACCCACCCCAGTCCGAAAATGAGTGGCCCCAGAGCGGCGGGGGCGGCGGGGACTACGCCATCCCGGCTTCACCCAAGCCTGACGTGTTCGAGGCGCTCAAGGCGAACCCCATGAGCCTCATCCTCCTCGGCATCGTCATTGGGGTCTTGCTCGCGAATATGCGACCCGTCATCATCCAGTCAAAGCCCTAGGCACTGCATGCGGGGGAGCAACACGTCGCGCTGCACGCGTATTGAACACCGTCACGCGTGCGTGCACATACATTCTTGGCCATCAGTGCCCCAAAGAACGAACCGCTCCGCGTCGAATCTGGCGCGCACGCGCACCCGTTACACGGATCGTTCGACTTTCCCTGAATCCCTGAATCCTGAAACGCGTACAGAGGCGCATTTCCAGAGTCAGAGTCTTTCCCGATAAAGTCACCGATCGGTCCCGTCCGGTGCGTGAGCAGGTCCTCCTGCAAAAAACCGACCCAAGCACCCACACGGGTCTGGGTCTCCGGTTCCATATCCCTGAATACGTCATATTGGTTGTCGTATGCAGGGACTGACTGGGAGATCCTCGCAGGCGCTGGAGGTACAGTGATGTACCCATAGCGCAGGAGGAGTCCGATGATGATTAGTCCGAGCAGGATTACTACGGCGAGCATCTCTTACTTAGACGTGAGTTTTTTACATGGGGGCCGGGTCCTCCGGCAGGTCCGGCTCCTCCGGAATCGTCGACACAGCCTTGCGGCGCGCCACCTCGGCCGCCACGCGCTCGTCAGCAATCACGACCAGCTCCTCGATGGACTTGTCCGGGAACTCCTTCTTCAGGTCGTCGAGCAGGTCTGCTGGGTGAGGAATCGGCGGCACGTCCGGCTTGGTGTAGAACTTGCTGTTCTCGTCACCGGGCTCGATGAACGGGAACTCGCCGTCAGTCGGCTTGGCCGTCATGTCACGCTTGCGCTTCTCGAACATGGCAGCCGCGGCCGACTGGTTCTGGCGGTACTTGGCCATAATCTCCTCGAGCTTGTCGTTCTGGTAGTGCACATCCTCAATCTGGTCGCGGTCCGGGGGGATCAGGAGCCACTTGTACATGTCGACCACGTAAATGTCCACAAGAGCATCCTCCTTCTGGAGGCGCTTCGCGTGGTTCGCCGCGTCATCGCGGGTCGCGAAACAGCCACGGATTTTTAGACCGAGCTTCTCATTCTTCTGGGGCTGATCGGGCCCTACGAATGAGACACATACGAAAAGCTGTCCTGGCACAGTCAGGTAGTCCTGCTCGAGGGAACCCATATAAACACTACGCGCTACTTCCTTTTAAGCCAATGGACGCACTCCGCCGAACTCACAATGCCGCGAAGCGCGATCTCATTCAGTTGTTCGTCACACCCGGTTCGAACGTCCTGGACTGCGGGTGCGGTCGTGGCGGGGACCTCTGGAAATGGAAGGCGGCCGGCGTTAACGTCTACGCGATAGACCCGGACGAGGAGTCCCTTGAGGAGGCTGAGCACCGCGCGTTCGAGATGGGCCTGGGCGTGTCGTTCCTGGGCACGGGTGACATCCGGCACGCTGCGTTCGCGGGTCCCTTTGACGTGGTCTGCTACAACTTCTCGATTCACTACATCGTGGACAACTTTGCAGAGTCCGTCAAGGCGATCGCCGCTGCAGTCAGACCCGGTGGGCTCCTGATCGGCATCACGCCCGACAAGGCCCGGGCCCTTCTCATAGCGAACCAGTTTGGGTACTTCAAGGACCGTCTCGACAACGAGTTCCAGATTCATCAGGGCGGTCGGCGACTCAACGTGAAATTGAGCGACGGTCCCTTTTACGCCGACGGCGCCAAGGATGAACCCTTGCTCGACAGCACGGTCCTGATCGAAGCACTCGGTGCCATGGGCTTTGACCTCGTCACGTGGGAACCCATGCTCAAGCGGCCGAACGGACTCATCTCAGACCTGTACAGCCGCTTTGCGTTTAGAAAAATCGCGCCTTTGTAATAGTAGCCCCGAGCGATGAAATCGCTCGTCCTTTCAGGAGCCGCCATCCTCGCCATCTTGTCAGTCGCCGCCCTCACTTCAGAACAAAAAATGCTCACGGAACTCAAGCGCAGGTACGTGGCCCTGCTGCACGTCATGCGCCAGTCGGGAGACCCCATGTGGGTCCCTGTGCTCAAGCCGGCGATCATCACGGGTATTCACGGGAAGAAGGATGGCGTCATCGGCTCGAACGTGAATAAAGGGTACGAGATTTACATCTGCCTGGACGGAGACGATGTAAACTCGGCGATGTACGTTCTCATTCACGAGCTCGCGCACATGTCGGTCCCGGAGTATGACCACACGTCCGGATTTTGGGGTAATTTCTCAAAGCTCAGAGACTTGGCTGCGAACGCCGGTCTCTATGTGAAGCCTACGGGTCCCGTCAAGTATTGTGGGGAAACGGTGTGAGGAGCAGTCCCGTAGGGACTGGGTCTCACGACGCTAAAGGTACAAGACGCTGGGGGCCTTGGGATCACACCCGCTCAACCAGGAACCCCTTGGCAAAGTAGAACACGATCGCGGCCACCAGGGCGCTCACGATCATGCCGGTAAGGGTCAGGTCGCCCGACTCGAGGCTAAACTTGGGGACGAAGCCGCCGAGCTTGCTCTGAACCGGCTTGGAGAAGGCGACGAGCGCCGACACGCCAGCAATGACGGCGTGGAACTGCTCGTCCGTCAGACCGAAGGGGTTTGCGCCCCGCGAGCTCTTCTCAGAGCCGCCCCGGGGCGTCTTCTTGTTGCCCATCATGGGCATCGCCGGACCCATCATTTCGTCCTGCATCATCTGGCCTGGACCAGCCATAACTTCCTCAATCGGGGTGGAGAACTCGGCCATTTGAGATTCCTCAACGTTTTTTTCAGGCCGCAAAAGCCCCGCAGGTGGGCCTGGGCGCTCTTCTTCGCTACCAATCGGCGTGGACATTGTGTCTGCGGATGTAGGGTCATAATTTGACACGCCCATTGGTACCTGCCGAGATTACTTGGAAGATTTAACGGCGCACCATGTTGGCGTACGTCGGCGCCTTCTTGGCGCGCGGGCCGCGCTTGATGCCCTTGTTCTTACGGGGCGCGCGCGTGCTGAACAGCGCCGCCAGACCCTTCGGGCTCAGGAAGGCCGGGACGGCGCGCGGGGCCTTGCGCTTGGGCACCTTGGGCAGCTTGAACATGGCCTTCAGACCCATGTTGCCCTTCGGGCTGCGGCGCTTCTTCGCCGGGTAGCCCGCGAACATCTCGGCGATGTACGGGTTGCGCTTGACGGGCAGAACGCGCACGCCACGCACGCGCGCAGCGTACTTACCGCGCACGCCGCCGGCGTTCTTGCGCTCCTTGCGGTCAAACTTGGGGCGGATCGGCGACGGGATCATCACCGTGTTCTTCAGGTACTTGGTGGCGCGCTCCGTGCCGCCCGGGCTCTTGTGGTACTTGGCCTTCGGGTTGTACACGAGGCCCTTCAGGGTACGCGCGGCGTACTTGCCCTTCTCGGTCTTGAAGATCATGCGGCGCTTCGAGTTCAGGAAACCGGTGGCGTCCATTGCTGTTGGTACTATCTAGCGAGATTTTTTCACCACGGTCACGGTGGCCCCCTTGCGCCTGGGCTCTTCACCTGGCGCACGGGTCGCGGCAGCCCTCGGGTTATAGTGCCGCTGGTGGTACTGCCAAAACGCGGGGCTCCCGACGCGGAAGTTCCGCCTGATCGGCGCCTTGTACCAGAAAACGCAGTCGGTAATTTTGTTCGACTTGCTGGTGTTGTCGAGGACCAGACACTCGTAGTTTTCGGTGCACGCGTCCATCACCTGGCTGAACGAGTCGTAGGTCGGGAAGACCCCGAAGAACGCTTTGTACAGGTTCTCGCGGTTCTGGCGCACGTTGTCGCGCAGGGCGAACACATAGTCGATGTTGGTGCGGATCATGGGTGTCATGTCCATGCAGTACTGGGTCGTCATCAGAAAGAAGATCTTCCAGTGGCGGCCGTTCATGAAGAGCTGCCTGATTGCCGTGTCGCGCATGAACGAGCGATCGTACATGCAGTCGTCCATGAGGATGAACACGGGTGAGCACTGTCCGACCGCCAAGCGCCGCTTCTGACGCTCGATCAGCTTCTCGATCGCCTCCTTGTTGTAGTCTCCGTAGACGAACAGGTCCGGAATGAACTGCTTATAGTACCCGTTGCCCTCCTCGGTGCCAGACATGGCGATACCAGCCGGCAAGTGTTTCTTGTACCACAAAATGTCAGTCACGAGCGTCGACTTGCCCGTCCCACGCTTGCCGATGAAGACGCAGACCTTGTCGTCGCCCATCCGACCTGGGTCAAATTTCCGCAATTGAAGCGTCATCACTTCGCTGCAATTCGCTCACAAAATTGAGTCTGTGCTGAGACGCGCCTGTTTATTTTGCTCATAGATTACTAGAGATGTCAGCTGGGTACGTCCAGCTGGCAGCGATTGGGCAACAGGACGTATATCTCACGGGCGAACCCGAGGTGACGTACTTTTCAGGAGTCTACAGACGTCACACACCCTTTGTCCTCGAGGCGTACGAGATTCCATTCCTCGAGCAAGAGGTTCGCTACGGCGACAACAACATCTGTCGCATCCCACCCAAGGGGGACCTCGTACGAGGCCTGACCCTGAAAATGACGCTCCCGGCGCTCCGCCAGAGCGGAGCTGGTGGTGGTGACTGGTACTGGCCGACGATTCCGAGCTCGTCGAACGCGGCCCAGCTCGTCATAAACGGCACGACGCCAGTCATCGGCCCATTCGTCGGTATCGATTACTACTCAACTTTTAATCTTGCCGACTGGCTGAACGGCACGGGTACACAGGGTAAGTTCAAAGACTACGTCACGTATGACCGCATAGTCTACAAATTTGGATTCTCGGGTTGCTCGAACGTGTGGGTCATCGACGTGAATCAGTCGAGCCCCAACAACACCAACATCGGCGTCTTCTGGGGCCTCGACCCCAAGGCGGCGACCACAACGGGCAGGATCGGCGGGCAGAACTACCTCGTGTACTCGGTGCCGGCGAGTGGGCGCACGGCCGACTTTAACCTGGAGCAGGCTGGCTGGCTTCGTAATCCGAGCTCGGGTATGCCTGACCCCCCGACGCGCTCGGGTGCATTCCTGCAAACGAATCAGAGCGCTCCACTCGGTGGGTACCTGAACTTTGCGGGTTCGGGAAGCACTGGGAAGTTCTGGACGCACTCGGACTCTGACGCGTCATTCAGCGTCACACCCGGTGGCCGCATCTCCTTTGCAGCCTCGGGGCTGTACATCATGCGCGTCGGCTTTGGGCTCGACACAGGCTCCGTATCGAACGTGGCTTGGGGGCTGTCTTCGAGCGATGGTGAGCCGATACCGCCCGACTTTCAGTACACGTACCCGTGGCGCGTGTCACCTAACCCCTCATCCCCTGCAATTTTGCCTATGAATATCACGTCAGCCGGGTCAAACGTGTACGTGTACGCCTCGGGCACTGGCTCGACCCTTCGCACAGGGTCTTACGTGGCGATCAACCCGGCTGACGATCTGTACGTGCTCAAGTCTGACGTGTCACTGTACCAGAGTAACGTGATTCCTTTTTTTTCAAACATCGTCTCAACGGGTTCGGCCATCACCTCTTTGCTTCCGGACGCGGCTGACGGATTTGCATTTAAAATTAATAAGCAAGGGTCGTTTGTTGTGACTGGAGTGCTCGCCATGTCAGCCGGGTACGTGTCGAGCGTGACGGTGAGTGACCCCGCGAGCGCCACCGCCGTCTACATGTACGACATGTCGAGCCAGGGTCGCGACCCGACCTTTGCGTTCAGCATGCCGATCG